AATGTTGATGAAGGTTCATCTTTAAAGAATAAGAAATTGTCAATTGAACCTGCTGACCCATCCGAACCATTTTGGTCAAAGAAAGAAAATTGTAATTTATGAAGTCCAGAAGCACTTGCCGTAAATGCCATTTTATATGTTGCGGTTGATATTAGTGATTCTTGGAATCCTGCAATCTCGTTATTTAATAAATCCCCTGAAGGGTTTACTACATTGAAGTCAACGCCTGATAAGGACTCTCTGTTGAAATCAAATTCTACTTTGTATATTTGCCCTGCATCTAATGACGCTGATAAGTTTGCCGTACCACCACTAAACTCAGATGCCGACATTGCCATCTTACCACCTGAAACAAATAACAATGGTTCATCACCATTTTGTCCATTAATTTTATCTACTAACTCAAACCCACCAAGACCTGATACAAAGTCTATTGAGGATATTAATGAGTTTATTAAACTTGAATCTTTTATCTCACCAACCAATGCACCTGTTACATCCCAAGTTTGACCTGTATTAGGTTCAACCCACGAACATCCCTCTTCGTGATGTGGTGTATCTGCTTCTTGCCCTAATCCCTCTACCCATGCTTGTTTGATTGGATAAACAAACAATTCGAAATCTTCTTGTAAGTCTGCACTTTCAACATTCTCTAATCGTAATCTATATTCAGGTGATGTTATTGTTCCATCTGAAACTGAACTTGAGATTTCAGCTAAGTCGAATTGAACCAATGCCCTACTATTTCCTAACAAGTTAGTATTAGATGGGTCATACAATTTATTGACCTCAAGAATTTGGTCTTTACCTGTATTCTGGTCCTTACGATTTGAATCTTCGTAAATTGTAGTATCTTTATTTGCGTATATTCTATAAATCATATTTTAACCCTTTAAAATAGTGGTACTACTTTTCCTCTAATATCTTGTTCTGGGAATTTTATCTCAAATATAGATGGGTCTTTAGGTGGATATACAACTCCCTTTCTTGTTGCGGTTACAATATCATATCGTTTGTTGGAATAACTTCCACCATACTTGTTAATGACTTGTAAACCACCAAGACCATCTTTATCAGGTCGTACCACACTTTGTACCCCATCCACTTCATCTAACATTACATATATATCAGATAATAATATCGGTTGATTAATACTTCTTTTATTAATTGTAAAATAGTCCTTTATCTTTTGAATACATTTTAAAAGTACATCATTAGAATTAAAGTTAGGTTTAACTACGATTTCAAAATCAATACCTACATTTACAATGTAACCATCTTTAATATTGATTGCGTCAGTTAATATTCTATAATACGATAAATAATTTCTTAAATTTTGTTTAGTTGCCGGATTTAAAACTGTTAACTTTTTGTTTGCGTCATATCCTAAACAATAAAAGTTTATAGCTAATGGATTTAAAACACTTTCGTTTGTTAACGGACCATCATCAAGTGGTGTCTTGATTTGAAAATCAGGAGCAACAAATGCTTTTGCTATTGAACCGAATTGTGGTGGTAATGCGTATGCTCTTACTAAGTAATCTTCTCGTGTCACATTTCTATTCTGTGCACTAAAATAAGCTTTTGCGTTTTCTCTTACCTCTTCAATCTCTTCTTCAAACTTACCACCAACCGCAGGTCTCTCATTTATTACTGCGATGGATTGTTTGATTTCGTTAAACAACGCCGAATCTAATCCTATGCCTGTTGTTTCTATTTCAACCTCGGCTACTTGGTTTAGGTCACCTGCGATTACATTATCAATTACACCAAGACCAACTCTGTAAGTTACTGTTAGTTCTTGATTTGCAGGAGCGATTCCATATGTTTTACTATATAAAAAGTTTGATGGGTCTAATCCTTGATTTAGATTTCCATTTGCGTTATATAATGCAGAACCCACATTGTCTGGATTAGGAAGTAACTCTTCATCTGCGTTTGCAGATACGCCTGCACCAAACTGAACTATGATTTCACCCTCATCACTTATACGAGTTATATATCTTTTAGGAACTCTTTTTAGTTTTAGTAAAGCGGGTGTATCATTACTAAATGCAGAATATGTTAATGAGTAGTCTGCCGTATTTGGACTTTCTGTAAATACAGTATCTTGGCCAAGGTAATCTACCTTAGTCCAAGTTTCACCATCATCGTCTGTTATTTTGATTACATCAATTAACCCATCCTCATCTTGAAGTTTTATCTTGTCATAAATCTTTGGTGAATCAAATGTAAAAGTCTGAGTCTTTTCTTTACCACTTGTTGCCTGTACATATTTCTTTAAAAGATATTTTACAGGTAAGTTTGTACTATCATCTACTTGGTATACTGATATTTCAGTTGGGTCAAACGATGATGAGTAATTAAATCTAATTTTTTGATTTGTACTAAACTCGATATCACCATTTGATTCTGCGATTATTTTTGCACCTTCTTTTATATTTAATGCGTATCTAAAATCTGGTCTTACATTTGCACCACTACCAATTGCTGGTACTAATTGGAATACTGCCATATTTGTTGTTGCGGGTACATTTAATTTTGGTTTGTATCCATACGCCTGTGATATTGCAAATATGTTTTTCTTTTCTTGTGCTTGTTCTAATATAGATTCTCTAAGTTGAACATCAGTATAATATGAAAGTACATCCCCAACATATGAAGATAGTTCCAACATCATCATACCTGGAGAGGACTCGTTAAAGTCGTTAAAAGTTTGAGGGAAATAAGTTTTTGTAAAGTCTACAAGATTCTGTCTTATAGAACCAAACTCTCTTCCTATTAACTTAACATCTTTTTTAATTTTATCTGCCATGTTGTATTACCCTATGCTATTGATAGACCACCTTGTTCATCTATCCCTACTATAATTATCTTGTTTGCTCCAGTTTCTCCTACTGAAAATGAAAATGAAAAGTTTACTCTGTTATTATCTGCTTCAGTATCAACTCTAATTTCTCTCATTTTAATGTAAGGTAACCAAAACTTAATATCTTTTTCAAGTCCACCTTTTAATCTTTCGATTAATTCGTCTGTTATATTTTCAAAAAGAAATGAAGGTAAGTCTGTTCCAAACAAAGGCTGAAAGGGTCTCTCACCCTTTCTTGTAAGTAATAAGTTTTTAAGATTCGATAATGCCTGTTCTTCTGTTGTCATCGTACTACGAAATATTGGAGCACCACCCAATGGGAATGGAATCCCAATTGCAGTATTCTTTTTTAAATCTAATGGATTTATTTTTTTCGTAGGTCTTGTAGCCATTATACTCTACCCTTCTTCTTGTTTATTGCTTTCATTAAACCTGAATAATCTTTTGTTAATGCGTTTCCTACACCAGAACTCATCACTGCGTTTACATCAACCGCTCTACCATCAGAATCTTTTGTTGGTATCATTGATTGTGGTGTTGGTGAACTACTGAGTCCCATCATAGATGACATAGTTGCTCTATCCATTCCTTGTGCATTATTTGCAGTCATAGTTCCACCACCCATTGTTGGCCAATGGTCAACTGTTTCATTTAATAGGTCTGAGAATTTCCCACCCTTAAATTTAACATTTGGCTTCTTAACCTTTTTTGTTGGTTGTGGTGTACTCATTTCTTGAATAATAGATTCACGAATAGCAAGTTTCTCTTTTGCCACCTGCTTCTTTACTTCTTCTTTTATTAACAATCGTATTGCTTTTACAAATTTATTAGTGTCCATAATAATAAATAGTTTTATTTTAATTAATTTTTCATTAAATTTAACTCTGTCGTTATTTTAGCGATTCTTGCTTTGATTCCAGTACATTGTCCTTTCAATGCACCACCTGCGGAAGCAAGTGGGGCGTTTACTCCTACATATTTGTTAGGTGTTGTACTAATGTTTGGAATAGCTCCATTTGAAGCAAATCCACTAACCGCATTATTTAACGCATCGAGTTCGTTTTTAATTTCGTCTATTTGTGTAAACATATTATCCATCGCAGCTTTCCATGCTGGTGTTGATATATTCACATCTTCTGTTCCTGCCAATATAACTCTATCCTTTTTAGCATTTAATAATACTCGGTCAGAGTTAACCATAAATTGTGGGTCACCCCATAGGTTAGCAGGTGTTACTCCTAAAGAAAATGGATGTGCTTGACTTAAGGATATAGTTTGTTTGGATGTCATATATAATGAAGTATCATCCTCATCAACTTCCTCTATAACAAACTTATTCCAACCACTTGAATTTTGAGTATTTCTTAGTATTGTAATTGGTGATGTAGAGTCACCTTTCCAACTTGGTTTTTCAGTTGTCTTAGCACCAGCTGGAGTATATCCAAGTCTGATTGATTGTCCAAACCTTCCTTCAACTATCACATCACCACTAAATGGTTGTAGTGCGGATACACCACCCACCTCTTCAAATCCAAAATCAAATTGAAAAGGTTTAGTAGAACTTGCTTGTGGATTACCTGCAGATGCTTCTGCATATCCACCCGAGTCAGCTCCATCACCTTCAAGTGTTGTATATCCTGATGGTAATGCGTTATGATTTGTATTCCTTTGTAATGACAACGGAGTTACATAATACATTCGTGTTCTACTTGATAGTGCGTTGGAATCAGGACCTCTTTCATTGATGAGGTATACCATTTCCCCTGCAACGGGTACTCTTTTTATGTTGGTATCCAAAGGCCATGCAATTTTTTCAACCTTAGTTCTACCTGATGCCATATTTACTTCAACCTTAATTGAGTAAAGTAAATCGGAATCAGAGTCTTGTAGTTTTACTTCTGTAACGAGACCTGTGGCCATTATACTTCTCCTGCTTCTTCTTTAGGTAGGTCTTTTTCAACCTCATCTATGGCGTCCATCAATTGTCTTTTCTCTTCATCAGACAACATATAGTTTCCACCATCGGTGTTATTATCTTTCATCATTCGTTGAACAATTGCTGCAAGTTTTATTAATGCGTCATCGTTCCTAACGGATATGTCGAGATATTCCTTTATTAAAGGAACAACTACTGAGGCATCATTTAGATTCTTGACCATTGGTTCAAGTTGTGCAATCAGTAGTTTTATTTGTCGGTCTTTCTTTTTCTGATTAGAATAAATGTCAGCCATTACATCTGAAAAAGATTTACCTTTAAAAATTTCATCGTCTTTGGTCATTGAATTCCTCGATTCTATGATTTATTTCTAAGTGTCCTTTTGATACAAAATCGATGTACAACTCTTTATATACATTTTTTAATTTACCAATTACTTTTGTAATATATTGGGTTTGAACACCAGTTCTCTCTCTAATAAGTATGTAAAGAGCCTTTTTGTTGTAAGAATATAAATCATGTCTTGTTCTAAATAGTTCTGTAACTGAGTCTGCTATTTTTTGTTCTCTATCTTTAGAAAACAACTTGTATAGATTTGCGTCAACATATCTAACATAGAAATCAAAAAAGTCTGCTATTGATTCTTTTAACTCCTTATCGTAAACTTCGTTACCTATATTTCTTGAACTATCAATATACTTTACTTCGGTCTTTTGTTTCATTCTTTGATAGTTCTGATTATTCTCATTGAATAAATAGTTTCTTGCTACCACAGTAAAATAAGAAAACGCCCTACCATTAGCTCCATTAAATTTATGAATCTTTTGGTTTAGGAACGCAACAACATTAGCTTTGACATCATCATATGGGACATCGAAATAATATGTCTTATATGTGTGAATAACATTTTCAGCTAACTTGTCAAATGGATAGTGAATAAATCTATTGTAGATTTTATTCTTCATCTTATAGTCGTCTGAATTGTTGTATGCGTTAATAGCTATTTCAGTAATCTTCGTGAAATACCTTTTACTCCTTTTCCTTCGTTTCCTCGGCATAATAATTTTCAAGTTTTTCTATGATTGTATATAACTGCTTAAATACAAATCCAGTTTCATCATCATTTTCAAATGCTCCTTTAGTATCTAAGTCCTTCATCTTTTGCATTGAGTCGTCTATTTCCTTTGCAAAGTCAGATATAAATTTTTCCTGTTCTTCAACAATTTCTTCAGCAGCTTCATTCTTTCTCAGTAAATTCCAAGTAGTGAATGCAAATACTATTGTTGTTAAAGACAATATA